AATCTGAACATACAAAAAGATATAGAAAAATGTTTGGAGAAACAAAACCATGCTGGGACGGTTACACTCAGCAGGGAATGAAAAAGAAGGGCGATAAAATGGTCCCAAACTGTGTACCCGAAGAAACTGTGAATGAGGCAAAGATTGATGGACTTGTTAAAAAGTCTGAAAAATCGGGTATCTCATATGGTATTCTGAAAAAGGTATATGACAGGGGTATGGCTGCATGGAAAGGTGGCCACCGGCCTGGTACTACCGCACAACAATGGGCATTTGCAAGAGTCAATTCATTTGTGACAAAGGGCAAAGGTACATGGGGCAAGGCAGATAAAGATTTAGCATCTAAGGTTAAAAGTGAATCGGTACAATCCGACAATATCGAATTTTATAAAAAACTGTTTGGTGACGAATAATGTTAAGATTTAAAGATTTTTTATCTGAACGAGATTATGCGAAAGAACGCGAAAATTATCTTGGTACTCCCGAGCAGATGAAAAGAAATGCTGGAAGAAGTCGTGCGAGAAGATTAGCAATAAAAAAGGGTTTGGCGAAACGTGGAGATGGAAAAGACATTCATCATAAAGACAATAATCCGTTGAACAACGATCCAAAAAATCTTTCAAGTGTGACTCAAAAATACAACCGCACAGAACCTAGAAAACGCAAGTAAAAAAATATATAAATAATAAAAACAAAAACGGAGAAATTTGATGTTTGAAGATATTAGACTAGAGGATATCGCACAGTTAGTTGAAGCTTGTGATACGGCAAGTAGACAGAATAAAAAAAGATTTGTATTTAGAGAAAATGTTTACACCGTATCGCGGTGTGAGTCATTTTTGTCTGAAACCTTTGAATATCTCGATCTAAAATCTGAAGATGCTGGTGCATCCATTTCTAAAAAAATGATGCAAATTTCAGAACTGAGGAACTGGGCCCTCGAAGTTGCTCAAATTGATATTATTACACACGAAGAATTGTGTGAAATGGTTTCTCCCGAATTGCAGAATATTGTAACTGCACTATTCCTCGACGAGGCCTCTGAAGAAGGTAAAATCAGAATTATTAAAACTAAAGATAATAAGTTTCAAGTACAGAGAATGACTAAAGGAGATTTTGTAGATCAGGGCAAACCATACAAGTCTCTAAAACAGGCCGAAAAAGAAAGAAGTACTGGACAGTCATCGATGCAGTTCGAATCAGAAATCTCTTGGGATTTTGACGGTGTTATGGTACATATCACTAGAAACAATTTCGACAATCTTGACGAAGATATGAAAAACGACACAGTTGACGCAGAAACCGTTTCGGTCGATGGTGTCCATATGCCTGTTTTGTTTGTCGCAGAAGTAAGACAAATGAAAGACAAGAAAACCGAAGTTATGGTTCAACTTAAAGGCAAAGTAAAAGTTATCGACAAGAAGGATCAAAAGAAATTTCTTGACATGGGATACACTCTTGCAGAATGCATGGAACTTCAAATAGAAGCTGCAGCCCCAGAAAAGATTATGAAAGATATTGCAGCACTTGAAAAAATGCTTACAAAATTTGGTGGAAATTCTTCTGCTGTTAAAATGAAAAAAGTCGCTCTTGAAAGAAAGATTGCAAAACTTGAAAAAGAATTAGAAGGCATGGAAGAGGACGCGACAGTCGCTGCATTTCTTGACATGTTGAATGAATATGGTTACGGTAAAAAGAAAATGAAAACCGAAGGCGGTTATGGTAAAAAGAAAATGAAAGACGAGGAATTGTCTCCGAAACAAAAGAAAATTGACAAGAACAAAAATGGCAAAATTGACGGTAGCGATTTGGCGTCATTGCGTAAAGAAGGCGCAGATGACTATGAAGATCATATGATGTATGATCCGAAAACTGGTAAAGGTAGAATGACAACCTCTTACGAAGATCATCTTGCTCTGAAGGATAAGGGTTGGGGTCATGAAAAACCAACTAAAGAGTCTGTCAATCCATATGAATCACTCTATGGTAAACCACTAGATGAATCTTATGGTAAAATGAACGCAAGTAAAATGTCCTCCAAAGAAAAGGCAAAGGCCCGCGCACTCGCAAAGGCAGACAAAGACGCTCAACCTAAAGATAAAGTGTCTCTGAAAAAGGCGCCTTGGGATAAAAAGATGAAAGAAGATTTTGTCAAACAGATGAATATCATTGTCGAGGGTGGAGAACTGGAACAATCTATAGAAGAGTCTATGTCACCAAAACAAATTGATACGCTCAAAAAGTCTTATGAGTCTCTTCGCGACAAGAAAATTGATGCGAAAAATGGAATGAAAATTTCTAAAACACTTGAGAAACTAGACAAAAAATCTTTGATTGATTTGATGAACGAAGATATTCCGTTTGTGTCAACTCTCGCCGTAAACAAACTGATGATGAACCACGGCATGTCTGCTGCCGAAATTAATAAAGCAATGAAAGAGTCTGTTGAACTTGGCGAGTCTGCCGGAGATATGGAAAAGGCTGCTGCAGAATTAGAGGCATATGCAAAGAAAAACGGTGGAATGGACAAAAATACATTTATGAGAGTTGCAAATCTTTTGAAGACTGGCCATCCAGATAAACTGAAATCTTATGTCAATAATATGGATACGGACCCCAGAGAATATGTTGCAATGCTTTTGAAAAAACATATCGGTAAAAAATCAACAGAAAAAATGATGGACATTAAGTTCCGCGGCGAATCTATTTCATGGGAAGATGCAGAAACTTTGCGGGCCGCCGGTGTTAAACTCGATGAAATCTCAAGCGATATGAAAAAAAGATATAATAAGGCTGCTCTAAAAGATATGGACAAACAGAAAAATACTTTGAAAAGAGCAGATGATGTGGGTTCCAAAGTTGTAGATGGTGCTGTTACAGATAAGGCCTCTCCAAGTCAAACCAATAGTAGATTTGCAAAATTGAATAAAATCAAACAAAAAGCAAACAAGAAATTGACAAATCGTCGGAAAGGCCTTGCAACTCCGGGCAAGGGTTCAACAACAAATGTCAAAGACTATTTCGGAATGGCTGAAGAAATTTCTGGTACAGGATATGAATTGTATCATAGAACTTTAGGTAGTGCCATTGATACTGCTATCACCCATGCAAAACTGAAATTTGGTATTGATATTACACCAGATGAAAGAATGGATGTTGTTGGAATGGGTCCTAGAAAACCGTCAAATGGTAAGACAAATACTTACAGATTGATGGGTACTAAAGGAAAAGCTATTCAAGTACAAGTCTATAATCGCGGCGGATCGCGTCCATACGAATTGAATATGTATAAGGAGTAATTCTATTGGAGAAGATTGTAGAACAACATAGAAAACTTCGAGAAAGAATGTTTGATCGTATGTTTTCTGGTAGTAAATCAAAAAAAGATGATGGGACTAGATCACAGGCGGATCGGACAATGAAAAAGTATGCTCCTAAAAAGTGGGCAGCTGAACTCAAACGTCGAAAAGAAGCTGGTGACGCAGGGGATGATGCCCCCAAAATGAAAACGCACAGTCATAAAAAGTCGGACAAGGGCGCAATGAATATACCGCACACCCATACAACAGACCATACTCACAAAACTATAAGATAAATATAACACAACCACTAAGAAGGAAAAAACAAATGGCAGATCTACCAAATTGGGCAAAACCTAAACGATGGATGAAAAATGCAGTTGCAACCAATTCCGGATGGAAAAATTCGAAAACTGGAGAACTTTACAAGTGTCACGGAGGTCTTAAAGATAAAATTGATGCTTTGACTCCTGCTCCTGTAGAAAAAAAAGAAACTCCTGCTCCAAAGAAAAAGGCTTCTAAGAAAAAAGAAGACTAATATAATAAGTAAGTGAAAATATGAATAATTTTATGTTGTTGAACGAGTCTAATGTGTTCAATTACCAAATGAAATCTTATGATAATCCACAGTGTCACAATATGGAAGAGTTTCTTAACGATATGAAACGTATCAAATACGTTAAGAGGCTCTTTCACAAATATCACACTAAGGACATATTGAAAGACAGATTGATTATAAATCATTTGGTAGTTTTATATAATGTTTTGGGTAATGAGGCGTGTAGTCGAATTTTATTTTTGAAAATTGATCCGGACCAATATTATATCTTGGCCAGTTTCTTGAAATTCTTAAATAAATTACCTTATATAATAAGTGGTATAAACGGAAAACAAATTTATCCTACCGAATTTGAGTTGGACGAATTTATATTAAAAGAATTGGAAAAAATCTAATGGCCGGCGTATTTAATGCTTTTCTCGCATATAAATTCATAAAAATATTAACTGCTGATTGGAACAAACAAGACGCTTTCAAACAAGGTATCATTGATGCTAATGGCAAACTGTTGAAAAAATCCAGTGAACTTAAATCAAGAAGTGAAAAACAATCTTTTACTACTTTTCATAAGATTATTTTTAATCTAAAGAGAATCCTTGCAAAATTCCCCGGCGGGTCGTCTAAAATTGCCACCTACGCTGCAGCAATGGCGTTGATAAAGGAAAATGATGAAGGATTGAAAGATTCTGATGTCATTTTAATGGAAAGTCTTTTGATAGATTATATCAATTTGCAAGAAGAAAAAAATCATAATTCCATACTGACTGAAGAAATTGCAAATACGGCTTCTCCTGCTGCTTTGGCTGGTTATAATGAAGCCCCTTGGAAACCTAAGTTTGCTGGTATGAGAGTGTTCAAAGTCAAACCGGACGCATATAACAAATTCTTAAAAGGCAAGAAGAAAAATTCTCATTGGGAACCATTTTTGCGTAGAGAAGATGCCTCAGATATCAGAGAATATATCAAAAGAAATCCAAAGAAAAAAATTGTCTTGCAAGATGAACAGTATGGAACTATGTTTATACTGCAAAGAGACTTGTAGTACGCAATGTTCTTTTTGTCAATGTTCAAAGGCGCAAAAATTTATCTAGTATTAGCAATTATCGGTATCCTTACAGGTGGTTGGTTTTATATGCAGAGATTGCAAGCAAATATTGACACCCTAAAAATCAACAATTCAAAATTATCTACTGCTGTCGATAGTAAGGACGGAGAGATAAAACGATTAAATGCAAATATTGTCGAAGTAAAAGAGATCAATACTCGCATACAATCAAAGAGCGCAGAGTTGCGGTTAGAGGTTACTGGTCTGAGAGATAAACTATCCAAACATGATTTAGGATTTCTTGCAGCAAACAAACCAGCCCTAATAGAAAATATTATAAATAAAAGTATAGAAAATGATTTGAAATCTGATATCATGGAATTGACAAATGATTAAAATATTGATTAGTATTGTAGTGAGTGTCGTGTTAACTGGTTGCTCTAGTTTGGTGAAACCAGAAGAACGTATAATAACTGAAGAAGTTTTTGTGGAAAAAATACCACTCGAACTGAGTATGCCCGCTCCCGTTGTATGGCATGACTTTAAATTTATTGTTGTGACGCCAGATAATTATGAAGAGGTTACGAATAAATTGAAAAGCGATGGAAAGAGTATTGCATTGTTTGCACTTGACCATCCAGACTATGAAAATTTATCACTAACCGTTATTGATATGAAAAGATATATCGGCGAACAAAAAGTTATTATACTAGAATATAAAGAGTATTACGAATCAATAGAGCAGGAATAATTAAATGGATAGTCCACAGAATAACGTTCGACTTGACCGAATCGAAGAAAAAATTGACAAAATGGCTGATGCCATGATTTCAATTGCCCGCGCAGAAGAAAAAATTCTTGCCATCGAACAAAAACATTCTGCTCAATATGATAGAATCAATAAACTATCTGAGAAAATGGATCATTTGACAACAGCTGTTGCAGAAAATTCTAGGACTACTACTGCATTTCAGAAAGCGTTTTGGATGGTATTCGCTGCTGCTGTGTCTGCCGCAATTGCTCATTTTTATATGACATAAATCTTTTAAATATATTGACACCACGCAATTTTTCCTGTATCATTGTGTAATGTTATATATTGATAGATCATTCATCCAGAGACTTTCCCCCCAACTCCAAGGATTCGCACAGAAGAAAGCCAACCTATATAATTGTAGGTGTCCTTTATGCGGGGATTCTCAAAAGAAAACCTACAAAATGCGTGGGTTTCTTTACGAAAAGAAAAACAACTTTAGGTATATGTGTCATAATTGCGGCGCGGGTATGTCTCTTGGTAACTTTATCAAGGAAGTCAACGTATCGTTATATCAAGAATATGTTGTGGAAAAATGGAAACAAGGTAAAAGTGCGCCGGCCGGTATTAAGGAAAAAGACATACCTGTAAAGTTTGACTTTACGCCAAAGTTTTCAAGCAAGTGTTCATTTGATTATGGCACAAAAATTACAGACCTGTCGGAGTCTCATCCGGCTAGAGTTTATTGTGAGGGTAGGAAATTGCCCAAGATGGATTTGTTATATTATACGGACGATTTTAGATCGCTTGTTAATAAACTCAAAGTCGAAAACAATATTCCCCAAAAAGAAAAACGAATAGTCATACCATTTTTTGACGAAAACTGCGATCTGATTGCATTACAAGGCAGATCTCTTGACCCTAATTCTCATATGAGATATATCACCATTAAGGTTAAAGATGTTCCGAAAATATATGGTTTGGATAGAGTTGATCCAACAAAGACTGTATATGTAGTCGAAGGTCCGATTGATTCATTATTTGTAGACAACGCACTTGCCATGGCAGGCAGTGACATAGACAAAAGTTACTTTAAAGACTTCGATGACGTAGTATTTGTCTATGATAACGAGCCTAGAAACAAGGAAATAGTAAAGAAAATAGAACAATCAATAAACAATAATTTTTCAGTCGTGATATGGCCAGAAAAGGTGCGACAAAAAGATATAAACGATATGATTCTGTCAGGAATCGACAATACGGAATTGCAGGGAATACTAAGTAAATCTACCAGTAAAGACTTGGAAGCAAAATTAAAAATAGCGTCTTGGAAAAGGTGCTAGAATATTCATTGAAGAGGGAAAAGAATGTTAAAAGTAGTAAATTCGAATAATAAAGATATGGACGCTAGATCAGTAATGTCATCTGCAAAATTTTATGAATCGTATTCGCGATGGGATGATAATCTCGAACGATACGAATCGTGGGATGAGTCGGTAACTCGCGTCATGGATATGCACAGAGATTTTTATAAAGACAAAATGACACCAGAATTGTCATTGTTGATCGATGAGGCTGAATCATCGTATAAATTGAAATATGCTCTAGGGGCTCAACGAGCATTGCAATTCGGTGGCGAACAACTACTCAAGCATCAAATGAGAATGTATAACTGTACATCAACCTATGCTGATCGTGCTGCATATTTTCAAGAATTATTCTATATTCTACTCTGCGGCGCTGGTGCTGGATTTTCAGTCCAAAACCATCATGTTGCAAAAATTCCAGACATTGCAGAAAGAAAGAAACAGGCAAAAGGTTGGCAAGTAGAAGATAGCATCGAGGGTTGGGCAGACTCATTGGGTGTATTGATGTCATCCTATTTTGTAGGTGGGGGAACGCGCCCAGAGTTTGAGGGACGCAAAGTATATTTCGATATATCTGGCGTAAGACCTCAAGGTGCAATGATCTCTGGCGGATTTAAGGCGCCCGGCCCAGAACCACTTCGCAAGGCACTTGATAAAATTGAACATCTAATTCAATCTTTGGTGTTAAAAGGTGTCACACGGTTGAGTCCTATTAATGTATATGACATATCAATGCACGCTGCTGATGCAGTACTGGCGGGTGGTGTAAGACGCTCTGCGACCATCTGTTTGTTTTCCAAAGACGATGAGGAAATGTTGACTGCAAAAACTGGTAACTGGTTTGTTGATAATCCACAACGTGGTCGGTCCAACAATTCGGCAGTGATTGTGCGTAGTGAAATCACTAAGAGCGAATTTTCAAACGCAATGAAATCAATCAAAGAGTTTGGTGAGCCAGGATTTTACTTTGTAGACAATACAGAACATACCACAAACCCATGTGTGGAAATTGGTATGTATCCCCAGATAGACGGTGAGAGCGGCTGGCAGGGGTGTAACCTTACCGAAATTAATGGTGGTAAGTGTACCACTAAAGAAGAGTTCTTTAAGGCCTGTCGTGCGGGTGCTATCATGGGTACATTACAGGCGGGATATACCGACTTTAAATATCTATCAGAAACATCGCAAAGAATTTTTGAACGCGAAGCGCTACTTGGTGTGTCGGTGACAGGTTGGATGAATAATCCAAATGTGTTGTTTGATGTGGATATTCAAAAGAGTGGTGCGGAAATTGTCAAGACTGTCAATAAAGAGGTTGCAGAATTGATTGGTATCAATCAGGCTGCTCGAACAACTTGTGTCAAACCATCTGGTAATGCTTCTGTTCTCTTGGAAACTGCATCTGGTATACACGCAGAGCATTCTCCAAAATATATTCGTCATGTGCAAATGAATAAAGACGCAGAGGTTGCACAACTTATTGCCAAAACCAATCCGTATATGATTGAAGAGTCGGTATGGTCTACAAGTCGTACTGATTATTGTATCGGGTTTCCAGTAATTTCACCAGAAGGTTCTTTGTATAAGGAAGATTTATTTGGAACTGCATTGTTGGAAAAAGTGCAAATGGTTCAACAAAATTGGGTTGAGGCTGGTACTAATGAACATCTTTGTGCAGATCCGACAGTGAGACACAACGTATCCAATACAGTAACAGTCCCAGAACATATGTGGGGAGAAGTAGAAGATTATCTGTTTGAGAATAAAGATTATTTTGCGGGTGTATCATTCTTGTCTGGTATGGGCGATAAAGATTTTCATCAGGCCCCAATGACTGAAGTGTTGGATGAAGATGAAATTGTTGCAAAATATGGTCGTGGTGCATTATTTGCGGCCGGATTGATTGTAGATACTCGCAAAGGGTTTGACAATCTATGGGAAGCGACTTCGGTTGCACAAATGCCTGTAGAATATCAGGGTGAAATTTCAGATTTACGCGCCGAGTGGATTCGTAGATTCAAGAAATTTGCTGACAATTACTTTATGAAAGATACTAAAATGGCGGAATATTGTCTCAAGGATGTATTCCTGTGTCACAAGTGGACCAAGATTCAGCAGAATATGAATCATGTTGACTTTACATATCAGTTGACAACTAAGAAATTTACTGATATTGATACAATGGGTTCTGCGGCATGTGTCGGTGGTGCCTGTGAAATCACTTTTTAATATTACTATATATATTTGATTATTTAAGGAATATTAAATGGAAACTATTGGATGTGAACATTGTTCTGCTGAATTTAAAGTAGAAACCTATAACGACGAAGAAGTTCGATTTTGCCCTGTCTGCGGAGAGGCTCTTGAAATCTATATAAATATAGATGAACCAGAGCATGAAGTGGACGAGAGTGAATTATGGATGGACGAAGAATAGGTGGGATTGATTATAGTTTATCATGCCCAGCAGTGACTATCTATACCGGAGAGAAAGAAAATTTTAGTTTTGAAAATTGTAAATCATTTTTTCTCTCCGGTGTCAAAAAATACGAAGATTATCAATACAAAAATATAGAGGGTAGTCCACAGTTTAAATTGTGGGAAACCCCCGAAGAACGATACGACTTTATATCTGATTGGGCCTTAGACATTCTCATATCTAATGAGATTGAAAATGTTGCGATAGAAGATTATAGTTATGGATCGAAGGGTAAGGTATTTCATATTGCAGAAAATACCGGACTGTTGAAATATAAGATCTGGCAGGCGGATATGAAAATGTTGTTGATCGCTCCCACTGCAATTAAAAAGTTTGCAACCGGAAAAGGAAATGCAAACAAAGAACTGATGTATGAATCATTTCTAAAAGAAACATCAAGAAATTTGCAAGAAGAATTGGTTGTAAAATCTGAAAAGATTGGAAACCCTACATCTGATATTGTAGACTCATATTATATTTGTAAAATGATGCTTGACTCTCAAGAGTAAGTGAGTTATAAATAGAGATAAAAAGGATATAAAAATGAAAACTTTTAAAGAATTGCGAGAAGACTTGAAGCCTTACGATGAACTCGACGAGGGTATTGTTTCTAAAACTTTGACCGGATTGGTTGATAAGGGATTACATAAAGTCCTAGATAAACTTGAAAAAATGACAGGTAAACATCTTGGATTTGTGCAAAAGTCAAACATTCCGTCTGCTGGTAAAGACAAGGCAAACACTACTTTCCATTGGAGTGCAGATGCTCTTGTCACCGGCGAAAAATTAAAAAAAGAAGCAGAAGATTTTCACCGTAAAGCAAAAAAACAGTGGACATGGTCTAAAAAGGAAGTTGGA